CACCAAGCGGTGATTCTGCCAAAGCGTTTACTTGTTTTAAGAAAACTGTTTGTCTTTCTGTAACGCTAGTTAAAGTGGGTAATAACTGATTACCTAAAATACCAACTTGGGTTTTGTATGCCGATTCTGCTTCTTGTAATTGAAATAGTTCAGTACTTCTTCTTCTTTCTATTTCATCCATAGCAGGAAACATAGCGATTGTTGCTTCAAACTCTAGTTCCTTTACTCTATCTACGTTTTCTAATAATTTAATCAGTCTAGTATAATGTCTGTTACCTGCTACTGTTTGAGCCAAAGAAGTTTGTTCTTCACCACTCATTGTATGATATGCGGCAGCAAGGTCTACTAGAACATCACTAAATGCTCTCATGTTACCTTCTGAGTCAGCAACAGCAATACCTAAATCTTCTACCGCCTTTCTTGAACCATTAATATCAGCACCAAGTCTAGCGTACATCATACGTAAAGCACGACCACCCTTACCTTGTTCTTCACCCGCTTCAATAAGTGTAGCGGATAAAGCAGCCATAGCAGCAATACTTTCGTTAGTTAGTTTTGCCTGTGACGCGAATTGATTCATAACGAAAGTAATCTGCTCCATCGTAGCAACCGACCTGTTTTCTACGGTGTTAAGTTCATCTAAAACTCTAATAGAGTTAATTCTAATTCTAGTAGCCTGTTCTGTCGCACTCATGTTTTCTTCTATACCTTGTGTCATAAACTTAGTTTGTTGATTTAAGTTTACCATACGTTGCATAGCAGCATCAGTTTCCATACCGGATATAAGACCGAACATCATACCTATTTCTGTACCAACACCTATTGAACTAGGACCTAAAACACCACTCAACTGTGCCATTTTAGCACCTGCTAACATAGCCTCATCAGCAGCAAAAGCGAATGCCTGTCCCACATCTATTACTTCTTGTTGTACTGCCTTCATATCACTTTCAGCCATATCAAGAAACTTTTCTAATTGTATTCTTGCTTCTTCTATCTCTTCGGTTACTGGTCTTACAAAATCTACTAAATCTGTAAATTGGTCGCCTATCTCCTGTGCCGCTTCTTGTATTCCGTTAAAAGTATCTAAGTAAAGAGATTCATATACAGTTAATGCTGCGTCTGCTTCTTTAATTAATCTGTCTGCTTGATATGTACCAACAATATCGAAGAAAACCCTAGACGCACCGGCACGTAGAACTAGTAAAGTAATAGCACATACTATTGGAAATATAGTAGTTAGATAAGGCAAAAATGTACTTTCTATCATTTCAATCCTCTCTACTCTCGCCTATAAACGGCACTCCGCTATCTCTCAATATATCGAGTAGTTCATTGTTGTTGTTTAATAGTTTGCGTTTTTCCCTTCTTTGGTCGCGTCTAGCAACTGCTCCCTTAGCATCTTTCTTACTTGCATCCTTTGTAGCATCTGCTATTTTATCATTTATATCTGCTGCTATCAACAAATCTAAATCCATTAAATGTCTACCGCCTTCTACGTTATATTTTACCCATAAGTCAGAGGGTAAAACCCCCTTGAAGGCCATACATAGAGAGGGGGCTACTCTAATAAAATCTATAAAGGGATTGAGCCATCCTTATCATCCCCTCTTACAAAGGATAATATTTTCATTAACTCTTCTGTTGTTAATAAGTTAATATCAAAATCTTCTTCTAATATGCATGGAGGAATCCATGAAGCCATTTGTTCCTCTACACCACCACCTAGTTCTTCTATAAGGTCAGCAAACTCTTCTTCTTGTTCCTCTGTCCAATTTTCCGGCTCACCTGCATGACGCATTTTTCTAAACGCTTTACCTTGTGCGTTAGTAACTGCTAACTTTTCCATACCGGATGCTTGCCTTACCCAAATCTTTGTTCCATCTTCTAACTCTATCTCTTTCTTCATTACAGGCATAATACCACACTCTCGCTCTCGCTAATACTCTGTAAAAGGTATTCCTTTAATAAAGAATTACTCTTCTTCGTCTACTTTTACGGGAACAATAACTTTTGGTTTAGGTTTAGCAACAGGCTTAGATACCATAGGAAATCTTCGGCAGTATTTTAGAATCTTTCTTTTATCACCAATAGCAACAATATTATCCATCTGTTCAGCAGGTATTTCCCTACCTAATGATTTAATGAAATCTTTCAAGTTTTACACCTCAGAAAGCAGTTGAGCCTAATGCGCCACCCTTTGCTTGAACAGTCATGCAACCCAAATCATCATCATATAATGCTACGAAACCAACACTCATTGTATTTGTGTCTCTACCACTTACGTTAGCGGTAGGGGCTTCCCAACGAATGTTATAGAAGTTAAATCTTAAAAAGTTATCAGCACCACTCGCTTCTTCTTGAAACTCTAAAATCATAACAGGGTCAGTACCGTCGTTGTAAGCAAGACCATCTTCTGTAATTAAGGATGTATAATCCGGCTCATCTAAGGATTGGTTGCCATAAAGAACTGTATTAAACTCTACTGTACCAGTAACTTCTCTTCTTTGCATTTTAGGTTGGCTACTGTATGTACTGTCTCCTATTGCGTATGCGTTATCTGTATCGGGGTTTAGGCTTATTTGGAAATCAACTGATTTAACACTTGCTGATGCATTCGGTGCTGCGTCTGTTCCATCGTCAAACTTAACTACACCATTAGAAAAATAAAGTGCGTCTAATGCTGCTCCACCAAAAGTAACTGCTGTATCTGAAATGTCATCTTGTGTTGCCTTTTCTCTTTGGCCTACGAAATCTGCTGTAAGCATAACGTACTCACCTACACTTGCTGTAATGGATAATGTGTTTGCTACCATACCTGTGTAAGTGTGTATTTTTTGTTCCCTACCTACTTCAAAAGTGTAAGAATTGTATGTATCTGCGGCTACTGCCGGCTCTTTGAATAAGTGAATTGCATTACCTCCTCCGTCGTAGGTTGTTTTTGGGAAGAATGCTGCTAAAGTATTACCTAAAAACTCATCTAGTTGAACGGCCATATTATAGCCACCTTCTGAGTATTCTGTACCAGTAACAGATTTACCCACAACAGGTCTACTCATGTCCTGTCTTGTCAACAAATCCATTCTTGTAGCAAACGATTCGTCATCTACTTCACCAAAAACGTCTGCTGTCGCCTCACTACCGTAACTGCTTTCTTTCTTTAATCCAACATATCTATTTAGAAACTCTACCATATAAATACCTCTAGTATAGTGTGTCGAGGTGTTGACTGCCTTATCAATATTATTATCGGTGTCTCATATCTATTCTTCGCATATAAGTAAGAGTAAGCACATGAACACATATAGTTTCGTCATCATCCATCTTTGAATCTAGTTTAGCATCGTATGAAATAATACTGTCTGTTGTGGCTTGTACCCCAGTATTTGTGTATAATTCATCGAATACTTCTCCCATAATATTAAGTCCTGCTCGGTAAGCATCTTCATAATTAGTACCCCTAACAGTAATAAATACCCTAACATCGTACTCTTGTGTTATTTTTGCACCACCTAATGACTCAAAATTAGGTGAGATTAACTCAGATATTAAAACGTGTATGCTTGGTACAGGTATTCTGTTAAGCATTTGCGAAGATATATCATAACCATATATTATTGATGAGTCCGGTACTTGTGTTTTTAGATACATTCTAGTACTATCTTTTAGTTGTTGTACTATACCAAGACCCATTCTAGCCAAAGTATCTTGCGCGAAGTCAGATATTAATAGTTCTTCGGGTGTAAATGCACCGAACTTAGAGTAATATACAGCCGACCATTTTACGCTGCCGCTAGTATTACCCCAACTAACCGACGCGCTGCTTCCAGTCGCTCCTGTGACGCTATAATAGGCAACTGCGCCAGTAAAGTCGTTAACTATTTCGTGTGTGTAAAGTTTTGCTGCCCCACCTGCCTCTAAAGTTAGTCTTAAGATTAAAGTAACTGGATTCTCTTCTTCTTTTTTAATATCTAAATCGCTAACAGTAACAGTACTAGCACCTACTAAACTTAATGATGTATTATTACCTGTTGATTTTACCTCTACTTTATGAGTACCATTATCTAAGGTCATAAGAACAGTATTAGTACTAGGTGCGGTAGTATATTCAAACGCAGCAACTAAGGTATAAGAGCCACCTGCTTCCGGTGTAATGCTGTATGTTCCGTTAGTAATTACCCAATCACCACCGGATGCTGAACCACTACCGGCAGCAGTCCAACTATCATTAAATGTACCAGTTAATGCAGTAGGGTCTGAACCCGTCATCCTACTATTCCAATACTGTGTTTTTGTTGCTATACCCATATTAACCACCTCTTGCATTCTTTAAGTGATTAACTAATCTTTTTGTTCCACCTAAAGGGTGTGAGTCTATTCTAAAACTACCTGTACCTTCTGCCGTCAACTCAGTTAGATTAGCACCCCTACTACCAGTAACACCTCTTGGTTGTTCGTCATAACTTTGTCCTTCATCATACGAACCCACAAAGAAAGATGTGAATTGATTTTTAGATTCCAATGATTTTCTACCCCACCATAAAGAATTACCTATAACATCATACAAATCTCTATCAGTTCTTTTATTAGAGTTATATTTACCCTTAAAGTTTCTACGCATATTTACAACTTGGTCCACAGTCATAAAGGCGGCATCAGTTAAGGCATCTTCCATAGCCTTTTCCATAGCCTCTGTTACTTCTTTATTGATAGTAGTAAATATTTTTTTGTATGCCGACCTATCAAAGTAAGCCTCAAACCCAATATCACTTTGTCTATTTTTGGTTATGTTTAAGGCATTTTTTTGTGTTTGTATATTACGTGGTCCTTGATACCCATAAAAGTTTCTCACTTTTTCGTCTAAAACACTTTGTTGCTCATCTAATTTACCTACAACATTCGCTCTAAACTTAGTTACTGCGTCTATTTTAGGAAACCCTGCGTGTATATAAGGTACTTTTGTAAATCCTTTCATGTTCTCACCTAATCTACACTACCCAAGTGGGCTAGTCTAGTTAGATTAAATGTACCTCTTTCTCTCAACACTCCACCTCTCATAGAGTTTTCTTGAAATGTACCCTCATCTTCCATATAGTAGGCTGCTGCAATATCGGCACATATTTCTCTAAGAACGTGAGCAAACTCTCCCGCTTGAACGGTAACGCCTGTGGCGTGGTCTGCACTAATTCCCTCAACACCTGTTAGTATGTTAGAATCATCAGAGTCTTTGCCTGTCCAAGAAAAAGAGTCGCCATCTACGTTTCCATTACCTGTTGTGGTAAAGGAGGCAGAACTAGTTAAAGTAATACTAGTAGCGCCCGCACTTACCGCACCGTTAAGTGTAGTGTCTGCTATTGATTTACTAGGTACATTTCTACCGTAGTCTCTAAAAACTTGGTCTATATCTATTGTAGCCCTGCGTATAGCAAGCGTTAACTTAGATGCTGCTTGTGTGCGTTGGGCTGAGTTTAGCCCAAGCCTCATACCAACATCACTTGAAGTACAATAATAGACCATTACTTAACACCGTTCCTGTTATTATCACAAAAAGCATACGCTTCTGCATTTTGTTATACGCTTTTAGTGTCTTTTCAAGGTTTCCTAATCTTTGTGTAACATCTCTACACCATATATGCCATTCTTCTTGATTCATAATATCACATCTGCGTTGATAACCCCATAGCCCCTGCCACTATTGCTATCAATGCTAATGTAATCTTTTGGGTGTTTGACATATAGGATGCAATAAGACCATTAGTAACCTCTAATTCAGTAGCCACTTGTGCTAATCCGGTTTTCATATCCATGTTAGACTGAACCAATTGTTCAATAAGCCTTTCATGTCTTCTTCCGGTTTCTTCTAAATTATCTAATCTTATACTAATAACGCTATCTTCATTCATCCATACTCGCCTTCAATCGAGCAATTAGGTCTGATTTCTTACCGCTAACAGCAAGGCCCTTTTCTTTTAGCATAGCCTTTAATTCAGTAACATTACGGGACTCAAGAGTTTCGTCTAAAGTTTTTAGTTCCGCTTTTGCCTCTACAAGTTTTTCTTTTACTTCATCTACGTTGTCAATAATCTCATCAAGAGTTATTTTACCGTCAGCATTTAGTACCAAGAACTTTTTGTAAAGCCATACTCCTATTCCCGCTAATCCTACTAATGTTAGTAAGATTATCTCTATATCACCAAGCAAAGATGATGAATCTAGGGGTATGCAGTCTATCGTTTCGTTCAATGCATTTAAGCAAGTTTCGGCTGTTGTGTTGTTACTCATTTTCTTCACGCTCATATATTATTTGTTTTACGGCTGAGAAAGGAATAACACTAAAAGGTCTAGTCGCACCTACTCGATATAACTTGAACCCATGAAGTGTTTCTTCAATGTTTACATTAGTATATGATTTTTCGGGAGGACTATAAACAATCTTCCCCTTCCTCACGGCAGCCATAATACAACCAATACATAAAACCTACTTAAAAGGTTACTCTCCTAGAATACCGCTTTCTAGCAGCATATCTATGATTTCTTTGTAATATTCATAATCGCTTATTGTACAAATAGGCTCTATGTGTGTGTCGCCAACACTATAATTAGCAAATGCTTTTGAACTAACAAATACATTATACTTTGTAATATCATTACCTACGGTATCATTTACTTGTACTATAAGTGTGACTGGGGCATCCTTTGCTATAACTTCCCCTACTACATTATTACAAGTAATGATTCCATCTCTTTCTAAAGTCTCTAAACTAAATGAAGGGCCTGTCATACCTAATATTATTATTAAGGAAATAATAAAGACAGGGGCGTTGCTTTCGCTCATGGTATTAACTACTATTCGCGTTAGTTAAATTATCTCCAACGTGGACCTTCGGCCCATCCTACTAGGCTTGTTCTATTACCTTTAGTAATAGGTGCAACACCGTGTTCAAAATAAGATAAGAAACATATTACTGTGCCTTTCTTAGCAAGTGCTACTGGGTCGGGGTTTTGTGTATGACTAAATGTTAGTTCTCCACCTTCATAATCTTCGGGGTCTGATAATTGTACTACAATACTTACTTTTCTGTGCATACCATCTTGTCTGTTCCAATCAATATCGTGGTGCATACCATAATGATAGCCTATATCTTTGTATTCTGTAAATTGTAATGGTGGTAAATATGATACTTCTACACCGAAATGTTCATTTGCTTTTTCTATATACCACATCATTTGTTCTGTAAGAGGTTTGTATTTTTTATCTTGTAACCATCTTATTTGGGTTTTCCTATGGCTATCTTCTTTACCTTCACCTGTTCTAAAGGTAGATGCCGCTTGAGGCTCTGCTTCCTTTGCCGCCTCAATTATTTCATTCACTATTTCTTCACTCAACGCTTCTTCCCACATTATCCATGCAGGGTGTTTCATCATTTCTGACATAAAGTATCATTACATCATAGGGTATTTAAGATGTATCATATTAACCGC